TCGGCACGTACGCTGAGATATTGCCGTTCGCGTCCGACTGAAATTTGACGTTGCTGCCGCCTGCGGGTGCGGGCGGCGTCGTGTCGCTGTAGTTGACGGTGCTCATGGGAGTGCGATGCCGTTCACTGTGAGCGCGTTCGTGACACTGCCTACCAGTGTTCCGTTCACGGAAATGTTTGAATCCTGCGCCGTTCCCTGCGCTGCTCCGCGGCTGTTCAGAAGCCAGCGGAAAAAGAACACCGTGGGCGTTAGATCAGTGTTTACAATCGCCATCTGCGGCGTGAGGCCGGCGCTTTGGGCGTTTTGATCCACGGTCGGCGTGCCCTGCGGCGCGTCGCGCGGCGTTCGTCTGAATGCTCCTCTGGCCGGAATTACCACGCGCCCGCCGTCGCTTCGATCTGCGCCGAAACGATCACCCAATTCACCGGATCGGTAACCGAGATTTCGGGCACCCACGCGCGCCCCGAGCCGAGCTGGTCGAAGACCACGCGCGCATCGGACTGGCCGATGCGCCCGGCGTTTGCAGTCAGCACGGCTGACCACGTGCGCCCCGAATCCGGCGAATAGCGCAGCATCATCTGCGGGTTTGCGCCCTGCGCGGCGGGGTCGCCGTCGAGCCCGACGCCGGGCTGGACGACGATTTCAAGGCGCGAAACAAACATCAGTTTGTTTTCTTTCGCGATCACCGGCGCAATGCGCACGCGGCGGATTGCCCGACCGTCCTCGGTGTAAACGAAATCGTCTTCGCGGTAGATTTTGCCGTCCACGCCCACCACGAAATAGCGGCCGAGTGTTCCGCTCGTCGCGTAGCAGTGAAAGCGCTGCGTCTGCGCGTGGTAGGCGCCGAGCGTGGCGTCCCACGAGGCGCGTTCGTGCCACATATCCGTCGTCAGGTCATACACCCATGTCTGGTCTGAAGCGGGAAATGTCAGCCGGTAGAACGTGTGCCCGTCGCGCTGCTGCGTGAACGCGATCGCGTCGGTATCGATGCCGTACTGCGTCCAGACCTGCTCGACGGCGTGCGTCGAGACGCGCTTCGGGATAAACCCCTCGGCGCGGTAGACGCAGCCCGCGCCGTGCTCGTTCTCGCCATACCACATCAGCGTGTTATCGATGCGCTGAAACGAAAACGGCGCGCGGATGCCCTGCTCGATGAACGCGCCGGGCACGGGCTGGATGGGCGTGTCGGCGTTGCCGGTGTTCACGTAAACCGCCATGCGCTTCGAGCCCGCCAGATACAGATACTCGTGGTCGGAAATGATGGCTTTGATTTTGTCGGCCGAGCCGAGGTTCGCCGAAACGTCCTGCGGGTTCCATGCGGTGCCGTCACTCGGCTGCGAAATCTGGAAGGAACGGGAATTCGGCGTCAGCGCGATGAAATAACCATCGAGAAACGCGCCCATTGAAGCGCCGAAGAACTGGCCGGGCAGATTAATGCCGCCGGGGTCGATGATGCCGCCGGTAATCTGCGTAAGCGTGCCCGTTCCGGTGTCGAAAATATAACCGTTTCCGCCCGAGGTAATCATCAGTTGCGGCGGCGTTCGCGAATTCGCCGTAATTGTCGCCGGGTTCGCGTCGAGCGCGAGGAAAACCGGGTTCGGGTCGTCAGCGGCCGGGTATTGCTTGACGTTGCCGTATACATCGAACTGCACCAGATACTTCCCGATCACGGCCCACTGGCCGCCGTCGAGCGCGAACGCCGCGCGCCCCGCGCCGAGCGCCGAGCAGTCGGCGACCAGCGTAAGGCCCGGCGTCGGAAAGTATGCAATTACGGATTTGGCCGCGTGCGACTGGTCGACCTCGGGGTACCAGTTCACGCAGCGGTCGACAGACACCGCGAACGATCGCGCCGGATAGGTTGCTGAAACGAAATTTGGGTAATCGGCCACCGCGTCAGCCGCGCCCTATCCACGTGTTCGTGCGCCCGTCCCAATAGCCGCCGCCGCGCGAGGGCAGCCCCGAGTCGGTGCGCATCACGGGCGCGGGGATTACGTTTGCGCTTTCGATGGTCAGTTCGGCTTTCTGATACAGGGCGGCAATCGTCGGATCGACGGGCCGCCCAAAGCGCGGATAAATGCGCACACAGGTGCCGTACAGCAGATATTCGTAATAGCCCGGCGGAAAGATCAGCTCATCGAGGTAAGTGGATGCCTGCGTGAGCGGCTGCGCGGCCCAGAATTCGACGGGGTAAGGCGCGCTCGGCATTCCGAGGATTGTTATTGTCCCGAAACCCGCATCCGGGTTTGTCGCGGGCGGCGGGTTCGGGTTCGTCGGGTTCGGGATCGCGCCGTAGCCGCGGTCGTACCAGATCGCGGTCGGCAGCGGCGTCAGCGTGTTGCGCAGCGATGAGGCGGCGTACTCCTGCCACTCCATAACGCGCATCGGGTTGTATGACGGGTTCGGCGCGGCGGTTATGTTGATGACGTTCGCGCGCAGGATTTTCTGCGGGCGCGGCGCCGGAATGTCGAGCGAGGGGTCGGGGCCGATTGTGTAAGTCTGCTGCATCGGCTGCAGCGTAAACGTCACCCGCTGCGCGGTGAGTGAGCGCAGCGGGTCGGCATTCGAAGTATCTACGAGCCCGACAAGGCACTGAAACGCCTTGTCTGCTTCCGCCGCGCCGGGGGCAGGGTCGCCCGCGCCGATGATGTTCGCCGTGAACAAAATTTCTGTCAAAATGTCAAGAACGGTCATTGCGGTTGTCCCTGGCGCGCGTTCGGCGTCGCGGCCGCGGCCGGCGACTGCGGTGCGGTCTTCTGCGCGTTATTCATCGGCTCTGTTGGCGTCTCGTAGTAGTTCGCGTTGGTGCTTCCGATGGTAAGTTTCGCGTCCTGATACAGCGCGGCGATGGTTGGATCAACGGGACGGGCGAAGCGCGGATAAATGCGCACGCAGGTGCCGTAAAGCAGATATTCGTAATATCCCGGCGGAAAGATCAGCTCATCGAAATACGAAGTCGCCTCCGAGATCAGTTGCGCGGCCCAGAATTCGATCACGTTGGCCGCAGTGGGCACGCCAAGTATCGTTATTGTTCCGAAACCCGGTACCGGGAAGTTTTCGGGCGGCGGGTTCGGGTTCGTCGGGTTCGGGATCGCGGCGTAACCGCGGTCATACCAGATCGCGGTGGGAAGCGGCGTCAGCGTGTTGCGCTGCGATGCGCGGTCGTACTCGTGCCATGCCATCACGCGCATTGGACTCTGCGGCGCGTTTACGCCGGCGTTCGCCTGCGCGACGTTGGCGCGCAGGATTCTCCGCGGGCGCGGCGCTTCAATGTCCAGCGACGGATCCGGCCCAATCGTGTACGCCTGCTTCGGCGGCGTAAGCGTAAACGTCACCCGCTGCGCGGTGAGCATGCGCAGCGGGTCGGCATTCGAGGTATCGATAAGCCCGGCGAGGCACTGAAACGCCAGTTGCGCCTGTTGATCTGACGGCGTAAGATTGCCCGCGCCAATTATGTTACAGGTCAACAAACTTTCGATAATCATGTCCATGCAGGTCGTATCGATACCCTCGGTTACGATTTGTGCTTGCCGTTGCCGGGCTTGCCGTCTTTCTCTTTGTCCTTCTCTTTGTCTTTGGCGTTGTCTTTCTCTTTGTCTTTGGCGGCATCTGCGGCGCCGCCATGCGCGGCCGGCACCGATGGGCCGCCCTCGCCTTCGGGCGCGGCCGGTCCCACCTGCGACTCGAAGCCGGTTTGCGTGGGGCGCTGTCCTGCGACTTTCTGCGGCTCGGGCGACACGGCGATCGCCTCGGCGGGCGTATCGAACCAGGGACCCGAGTCCGAGCCCGCAAGCGCGCTCTCGTCGTCAGGGTTCGTCATTTTCACGTACTTAAAGCCCGGCGCCTCGTCGATCGCCTGGTATTTAAGCTTCGGGTACGGGCTCGCGTCTGCCGCGGCGGGCGCTGCGGGCGTCGCGGGCTGCGCGTATATGGCCTCCGCGGTGGCCTTCATCGCTTCGGTAGTTCCCGGCGGCCAGGTTATTGGCCCTGCAACATCCCGACCATACTCTTCATACGGCCTGTGAGCGCGGGCACGGGCGTAACGCGCCTCTTCGGGCGTGTCGTACCATCCGAGGTCGGCGGCAGGTGGTGCCACCGGCGCGGCTGCGGCTTCGTCCTTTTTTGTCCGTTTCCAGCGCTCGCCCGCGCCCTGCTGCGCTTCGGGCGCGGTATCGGCGCCGAACTTCGCATCCTCGGGCTTCGGCTCGCCCTGCCTTACGCGCTGCCAGCGCTCGGGCGGCTGCTGCTGCGACTGCTTCGCTTTGGCGATCGCGTCCTGATTGCCCGCGAATATCTGCGCTTCCTCCTCGGCCGATTCCACCCTGGCATACGTAAAGCCGGGGTATTCGTCTGAATATTGATAGAGCAGCCGCGGATAAGTGCGCGGTTCGGGCCGCGGCTGCGGCTGTGGCACGGCGGGCGCAGGGGGCGCGACGGGCGAGGCCGGGTTGTTTAATGGCATGATTTTTTCTCCTTGTTCCTTTCTCTTTACGTCAGCGACCCCGGGTTGTTTAATGGCATGATTTTTTCTCCTTGTTCCTTTCTCTTTACGTCAGCGACCAGATGCGCACCGCGCCCGTGGGATAGGGCACACCGAACGCATACAGCACGTCGAATCGGTTGATGAAATTGTTCGTGCGCCCTTCCCATTGGCGCGCGAAGCGTAGCTGGATACCGGTTTCGGCATCAGTTGCAAAGTATGTTTCCGCGTTGTCCGGCTGTTCCTGGTTGATACAGGCCCATGTAAGCGCCGACGGCGACCAGCCGAGGCCCTGCATGGACTGCGTTGCGGCGGCCTGATCGAAGATCAGCGCGGCGTTGGCGGCAGGAGCGCTGTCCACGTTCGCGAACGCGTTCCCCGGCCCGTACTGGATCGCCGGCAGCACCTGAATATTGCCCGCGCCGCCGGCGAGCGTCACGGTCGCCTGCACCGTCCAGTGGCGCAGTTTGCCGAGCGACTGCCGATTCATCGGGTTAACGGCATTCACGGCCGCGAGCGTGAAGGTGTCGCCCTTGTTGATGGTCGCGCCCGCCGCGAATCCGGTAACCGCGAAGATGTTCGAGCCCGACGCGGGCGTCGCCGAAAGCGTGCCGGCGCCCGAGGCGACGCGCGTGCCCGAAGCCTGCGCCCACAGGTTCGCCGATTCGTACCATTTCCAGCCATAGGCCTCGGCAATCAGCCCTTTGCGAAAGGTCGTACTGATTTCCTGCTGCGGGTTGAAGAGGCTCGACACTGAGCTGGCGATTTCGACCTGCATGTCAGGCGAGATCATCAGCGTGTTTTCGGCGCTGTCGTCAGGGAAACCTTCAGACACCAGCAGCGCGCGCGCCTGGTTGTAGGTCTTGATGTTAGTCGGGATCGTGCCCGCCGAGCCTACGGTGTTTGCGACCTGCGAAAGCGCGATCGAGAGACAGTCGCGCTCGATGTTGTTTGCGAGTTGCGCGGCGGCGGGGTCGAGCACGCGCTTTTTAACGTCGTCCAGGTTGAGGGTCCATTCGGTTGAAGGGATGTCAATATCGACGCCCTGCAGCGGGCGAATGGTGAGCTGGTATGACGTTTCCTGATACGCTTCAGGCGTGTAGGTTTCGCCCGAGCGCCCGAGGAAGCGCGCAGGGTAGCGCAGGTTGACGGTTTGCCCGGCTTTCATGCCCTTTTTCGCAAATAAGTATTCGTTGTCGCGGTTGACGTTGCCCAGAAGTTGAAGCTTGTTTTTCAAAATCATGAGCGTTTCGTTTGTGTAGACCTGCCACGGTTGGTACGTATTCATACCATTTTCTCCCATATGAATTGTGCTGTTTCGCATGGTTCCGGGCCACGCTGATTCACGGAGAAGCGCGGCGTTACTGCGCCGGTCAGGTTTTGCGATGCGGGGTTCATCGCTTTACGCCCTTCGCGGCCTGGCGCTTTGACCAGGCCGAATACGCTGCAAAGTCTTTCGGGTCGGGCATCGCATCGTCGGCCGCGGCGCGGCCTCCGAGCGGTTTGGCCGGCGGCGGCGCTTTGGAAACGCGCGCTTTTGGTTTGCGCTCCTCTGCGCCTTTTTTTTCGGGTTTGCTGTCCTCTTCTTCGCCCTCTTCCTCGTCGTCGCCGGGGCGCTCGCCCTCGCCCGCGTCGCCGAACTGGTCTTCGATTTTTGCCAGCGCGGCAACCTGGCGCACGGGCGACATTTCGCGAATCTTCGCGAGTTCGTCCCTGTGCGTGGCGAGGTAGTGCGTCACGTCCGGACCTTTGTCGGATTCAAAGATGAAAACCACCATAGGGTCTGAGAACGAGTTATCATCGAGCCCCTTGAAAGCCTTGTCCCAATCGGGATAGCGGGTTTTCGCTTCGTCCACGCGCGCGTTATGCGCGTCGGTGATGGCCTTCCCTTTGTCTTCGGCGGCGGCGCGGGCGCGCTGTTCGGCGCTCTCGGCTTCGCGCGCTTCGAGTTTGCGGTCGGTCTTCCAGTCGGCGAGCGCTTCAACGAATTCGGAATAGGTTTTAAAGTCCTCTTCCTTCGGGCGCTCGGGCGTTTTTGCTTCGCCATTCGGTTTTGCGCCGTTCGGCTTCGCGGGCGCTCGTTCCTCAGCCGCGGGTTTAGCCGCGGCCGGCGCGTGGGTTCCATTCTGCGGGGGCGCGCCGGCGGCCGCCGGCGGTGCAGACCGCTTCTGTAACTCCGCGATTTGCGCGTCGCGCTCGCCGATTTTGCGCTGCAGGCGCCCTATGCGTTCCTGAAACCTGTTGCGGCTCCTGGGCTCCTCGACCTTGCCTTCCTCGGGCAGAATCCCGGCTGCTTTCGCAGCCGCTACCGCGGCTTCGCGGCCGAGCGCTTTCTCGTTGTGTTCGAGTCCGCCCTCAGCCTTGAATTTGTTGTACTCGCCAATGTCGCGGGGAACATCGCGGAGGCCTCCGCTGTCGGCTGCCTGGTTATTGGTTTGGTCCGTGTTGTTTTCGCTCATTTGAGCCCTTTCCGCGGGCGTTTACGCGCGCCCGGTGCGCGAGGGTTTACCCGCCCTGCGGTTCGGCAGGCGCACTGCCGGCCGTCGCCGGCTGCGCACCTGGATTCATGAGTTGCATCAAGTCGGCATCGCCCGGCACGCCCGCGCCCTGCGGTTGCGCCCCGGGTTGCGGCGGCGCGCCCGGCTGCGGCATTCCCGCGTCGGCCTGATGGGCGGCGAAGGCGCGTTCCTGCGCGCCCATCGCGCGCTCGTGCGCCATCTGCTCGTGTTCGGTGTGCGCGGCGACGACATCGGAAAACGCGCGCGCCTGCGTCTGGACCTTCGCCGTAATTTCGGCGATAAGGAGCTGATTCGCCTGCGCCTGGCGCTTGGTTTCTTCCTGCATAGTGGCAATGAGCATCTTTGTCTGGTTGTCGCGCTCGTTCGCCGCGTCCTTCTGCTGTGCTTCGTACTGCTTCGTTTCAAGCTGCTGCGCGAGCGCGTGCAACTGCGCCGTGAGCTGCTGGTTCTGCGCCGAAAGCATCTGCGCGGCCTGCGCTGCCTTCTGCGGGTCCGCGTCCTGCTGCCGGTATTGCGGCGGCGTCAGGCGATCGGCGATTTCGTCGCCGATCGGCCCGATGTCGAGTTGCTTCACATAGAGGTCGGCCCACTGTGGCAGCGACTGCGGGTCGGCCTTCGCCAGATCGCCCAGATCCTGCGCGGCCTGCTGGCGGCGCGTGGCTTCGGACGGCTGCACCGAAAGCGCGACGGCATACAGCCCCTGCTGCATGTCGTATTTCACGCGCTTACCGCTGTTATCCGTAAACATGCGGTTAATCTGGACAAGCTCAACGGCGTCGTCAGGGCGCACGATCCGCACCACGCGCGGCGTGTCGTAAATCTTCGGGATGAGGTCGAGCACGATGCGGTAGCCGTGCCACATCGAGCGCAGGAAATTATCGAAAAAGTGATATGTCGCCATCGCGCCCTGCTGCTGCAGGCGCCCGATTGCGATGCCCGAATCCGCGTTTGGCGTGGACTGCCCGCGCGAGGGGTCAAACAGGCCCGTCGTTGCTTTGATGTCTTCGTTCGCCGCGCCTGCGCCGAGCGTTAGCGCCTGCGTGGCGGGTTCATACGGCTGGCGCTGCGGCAGCGGCGCGGGCGCGCCGCCGACCGAAACCGGATCCACTTCAAGATAGGGCCGCGGCACGGTGTTCGCCTGCGACCACTCAAGCTGCATGGTTTTGAACTGACCGAGATACCCGACATAGGGATTTTTCGGCGTTAGCTGGATAACCTCGGCCTCGGTGGTTTTGTAAAAGTTGTAAAGCTGCTGCGGATCGAGCGCAAAGCGAATGGCCGAAAACAGGAAACGCTCGCCCTCGACATACTTTTCCTTGCCGAGACACGGCACGATGGGGATGTATTTACCGGCCCACGGCTTCGGCTTACACAGAATTTCGTGGCCGTTGATGTCATAGCGCCAAACCGTGCGCACTTCGACCTCGCGCCCGACGTGCTCGCCTTCTTCGTCAAGATCGGGCTCGAAACCATCGGGCACGTCTTCGTCTTCGAAATAGCCGCGCACGACCATACCGTCGGCGTCGGCGTCATACGGCCGCGGCGCGGTGGGCACCGGCGGCGCTCCGTTTGGCGCGGGCGCGGCGGGAGCGGCGGGCTGCGCCACGCCGTTCATAAGCGGCACGGCGGGCGCGCCGTTCACCGGCGCGCTGGCGGCAGCGGCGAGCGGCGCGGCGTTGACTGGCGCGGCGGGCGGGGCGTTTCTTGGAGCAGAGCCGCGCGGCGCATCGCCGTCCGCCTCGTCCTCGTCCGGCTGCGGAATACCGCGATACATCCATAGCTGCTTCTTTTCCGGTTCCACCTGCCAGTATTCGGCGACAACGCAGTTATCGCCCTGAATCCAGGACGGCGCGGTGAAGCCGCCCACGGGCGCGAAATTCGTCTGCGCGGTTTCGGTGTCGGGATAGAGCCGCTTAAATTCCTCTTTCGACATCATCCGGTAGATAAACGCCCACATCGCGTCGGAATAATCGACTTCCTCGGCGTCCGGATCGAAGCGCACCGTAGCCGGGTCTTTGATGCGCGCAATCTTGATTTCCTGATTGGTCGAGCGGTCATCGACGTACTCGGTCACATAGCGCCAGAAGCCGAACGAGCAGGAAACGGCGTAATCAAATGCGGTGTCATAGGCGACATCCGCCTGCGAGATGTATTCGATGTGCCGGATGATGCCCTGCAGAATTTCCGCCGTCGCCGGATCCGCGCCGCCGCCCTGCGGCGACACCTTTACGCCCGGTTTGTTCTGGCGCTGCTGGTTCGTGATCTGGTCGCAGTAAGGCGGGAGCTTGTTGAACGTCAGCGCGGGGCGCATCTGGTTACCGGCGGTGTCGCGGCGCGCCTGCAGGTCTTTCGCGTCCCACTGATCGCCCGCGAGGAAGCGCAGGTCGCGGTTGGCGGCGCGCCGGATTTTGTGCTCGGACGCCTCGGCGCGCGCGTAGCGCTCGCGTGCGATGCGCAGGAATTCGTCTTCGTCTTTTACGGTCTTCGGCACTTCACGACTTGCCCATAACCGCCGCGAGCCGCCCGCCGGGCTTCGCCCGCCGCGCGCCCACGTCGCGGTCGTGCTTCGCCTGCATCGCGCGGCCCTTCGCGGTTTCGCGCGAGCCGCGCAGCGCGCCCAAACGGTTCAGGACTTTGTACACGATCGGCGAGGTCGCGCCGTACTCGGCCTTCAGTTTGTTTTCAAGAAACGCAGGCATTTCACGCAACCGCCCTTTCGAAGTCCATCGACTCTTGACGCGCGCATTCGATCGGCGCGGCACAGCCAAAGTCGAGCACGTTCTGGCTGAGGCGCAGCGCCGCCAGTTCGCAATAGCGCTCCTGAATCTCAATCCCCACCGCCGCGCAGCCGAACTGACGCGCAGCGACCAACGTCGTGCCGCTTCCCATGAACGGATCGAGTACCGACTGGACGGTGGGAAACTGACCGAGACACCATTTCATGAGCGCGAGCGGTTTCTGCGTCGGGTGCCCGACGCGCTCAGCATTTGTGGCGCTGATCGACTGGACTAAATACCGGGTGTTCCGGGCCTGATTCGTCCAGGCGAATTCAGCCGCGCCCATCGACGGCGGCGCATCCGGTTTGCACCATGCAAGCCAGCCGCGCGACGGCGGCACGGCGTAGTGATTGCCGCCCCACACAATCTGGATTTCCGCGTGACGCAGAACTGAAGGCAGATCGTCGAAGGTTTGGTCGTCCCATCGCTCGGGTGCGTGGCCGGCGCGTTCCTGCCACTTCGTCGGATCCGCCGCAAATCCGATGCCGTACGGCGGATCGGTCAGCAACAGATCGAACACGCCGAGCGCCGGCAGAACGTCGCGGCAGTCGCCCAAATAAATGGTGATGTCGTCAAATTTGTAATAGGGTTTCATCGGGGCACACGGCGTATTCACTCAAAAAAGTGGCGAAACTGCGCGTCTGAGGCAAAGATGCCGTCAAAGAATGCGGGACACCAAAGCAAGTGTCTCCACCCGCGGCGGTCATGAACGGCGCAGTATGAGCCGTTCTGCAGCATCCACACAATCCAGCGGAATCGCATCATTTACGACATCCACCCGCCGCCGCGGTACGGCATCGGCGGCGACTGCGGCCGGGACGGCGCGACCACCTGGGCAAACGTGAGCGCGAGCGCGTCGGCGTC